GAAATGGAAAGTATCTATGGAGGCCTATTACCAAGATTATGATGTTAAAGTAGGCGATATGACATTGGATAAGCGCGAAGCAGAAATGTTGGGCTTAGCTAATATCGACGATGGCGTACTTGGTAAAATGGCTAAGATAATAAAACAAGGAAAAGAAATAGCTGAAGGAACAATAGCACGTGTTCTAAGGGGCATAACATTTTCAGGATGTGGCATCGTTAAGAAACCTGCCAATCCGCCTTCTGTAATCATGGAAACTGCAAAAGATAAAAGCGGCAAAGAAATTATAATACTAAACTATGACAAAGTTGCCAAAGTGGATGCAGAACAATTACAGAAGGATGCTAATAATCTAACCTCCGATAATATAGAAGGTAGTGATTACAAAACGCCCGCCGACGAAACATCCGAACTAGAACACAAGGATACAGTAGGTATTTGTGTGAGTTACAAAAAACGTATTCTTGATGCTACATTTGAAGGTCCAGGAACAAAGGTCTTAAGAGAAAACTGGTGTGTTAAGTACGATTCAGCATGCACATCAGATTCTCGTGACACTACAGATCCGAAGTGCCTGTATGTACAATCAGCAATGAAACAAGCTAGCGCAGCAATAAAAGCTAGACTTAAAAACAAAGAAAATAGTGATAACAGGCAAGCTTTGTTGTCGGATCTCAACAAAGCTGTTACTGCAGCTGAGAAGTTACTTAAGGTTTAACAGCTGGTTGCAACGAGCCAGTTAAAATAATAATCGTAAAAGGAGGATTTAATTATGCCAGATATTGGTCAAGGTCAAGTAGGACAACTTAAAAGTATTCCAAAGCTTGTCAGAATTAATGGTGACGACAATGCTAGAGTTATTTGGAAGAATATGGGAAATAACCATGCTTATCCATTGATGTGGAGCACCACACATACTGTAGTTAGCGGCGCTGACACAGTGGTTGCTAGTGGTGTGAAGTTTCATGGTTTGACATTGGCAGGACATGCTAATGTTAATGTTACAGTTACTAGTGGTACTCAAGATGGTTATGTTTATGTAAGTAAAGATGCTACTGCAAATACTGTTACTGTGAAATCAACAGGTACCAACAGTATTGAAGTAGATATTACTTGGATGCTGGCTTACGAGGATATAGATGTATCCGGTATCTATTGTAGAGGCAATACAGGCGCTATGCCTTCGCTTCCGTAATTAGTTAGTAAAAACGTTTGGACATGGAAAAGGGACTCTAATGCCAAAAATATATTGGCGTCAGGTTGGTGACATCATATAATGAACTTTATAGGAGGATTTTTACATGGATGAAAAATTAGTACAAGAGATCAAGGCTATGGTAGATAGCTTCTTTTCAGAAAAAGAAGAAGCCGAGGTCCGCAGAAAGACGGAGGAAGCTTTGCAGAAGTCCGCTGAGACTATTAGCGAACTAACAGCCGCTTTGGAGGAAAAGAATTCTGAATCCGAAGAGACTGCTGCTAAAATTGAAGAACTTGAAAGTGCAATTGCGGAACTTCAGTCCGGGCTTGAGGCAGCTCAGACAGAAAAAGCATCCGTTGAAGAAAAGCTGACCGAAGCGACTAGCACAATTGAGGAAATGAAAAAGGATAAAGCCGCAGAAGTAAGACTTGCCGATCTTGAAAAAGCCGGCGTAGCAAGCGGTAAAGAAGCTCAAATGGCGAAAGTCCGCGAGATGAGTGATGAAGAGTTCGCTGCTTATAAAGAGGAAAGAATTGAGCTCAGGAATGCAGTTATTGCGGAACTTGAAGCAACACCTGCAGAAACTGCGGAAGAAGAAGTTGAAGAAACTGCTTCTGAGGAAGAAGAAGTGGAAACCGCTTCTGAGGAAGAGGAAGTAGAAACAGTTCCAGCAAAAGTTGATCCAGGACAAGCTGTTTCTGCAGCACTAAATTTTGAAACCGTACCATCGACTGGTGTTATGGCAAAATATGCTGAAATGGGCAAAGCTATGGCTGAGCTTATGACTGGTAAAAAAGATAAGTAATAAGGAGGAGAGAGGATTATGTTTATTCCAAGACATCCCGTAGTGGAAAATCAATTTTGTAGCTATGGTGCTCAGACAGGTACCAGTTCTGCTGGTGTAGGTGGAGTTGTCGCTTATGCAGGTGCTGTTGTTTACCTTTACCCAACAGCTACTAATCAAGAGGCTATTGTTTATAAGATGGCTCATGGTGTAACTGAAACACCTTTCGGATTTTCTATGCAAAAGGTAAAGACAGGCTATCATCAGGTACATCCTGCTGGATTCATGATGCCAGGAGATCTCGGATCTTCTGATGTTATTGCACAGCCAACTTATAATGCTTCTGGTGCTATTACTGGTACCAAAGAAGTGCCTGTAGGTGTAGCTCACCTAGGTATTTGGGACACCGTACATTATACTTGTTTGGGCGGCACAGGTTCACCTGCTGCTCTGACGCCTGGTATGCTTATGTACGCTGCCGCCGATGAAGCCAAAATCACAAGTAGCACAGTTAATTCAGATGGAGCTACTGATGCGGCTACTGGTGCTAGAGTTACCGGAGTTTCTACAGCTGTTGCTCGTGTAGTTAAAGGCGCTTCAGCGGCTAAAGTTACAGCCAATGTGAATAATACTACACTATATCCAATTAGAGTAAAGCTTTTGGTCTAATTGGATTTTTTGTTTTAAATTGGATTAAGGCACATTAGTGCTTCCAAAACTAATAAATATTTAGGAGGAGTTGTTATTATGGACAGACAAGAAATGATGGAGCTCTATAGAGCTACTGCTGAAATTAACACCGCAGAGGGCATCGCTGCTTATCGCGCGTTCGCTGCTGCCTTGACAACTCCAATCCTACAGAAGATCGAGTTAGAGTCTATTATGCGACAGTTATTTTCTGTCGAAAGATTGGGTCCTGGCGCTCAGGCTTCATACCCAGTCGCAGAAGACTTCGAAATCCCAGTGTGGGTTCTTCCAGGATTGGGTTATATGGCACAGAACTTCATCGAAGGTATTGGTGAAGAGGTATACGTTCCTACATTTGCTATCAACGCATCTGCAGACTGGAAAATTACGTATGCCAGAGACTCTCGTATTGATATTCCGACTAGAGCGGCCGCGAGAGTTGCTAAGGATTTAGCAAATTACGAAGAAGAGTGTGGATGGCGCGTAATTATTCCTGCCGTTACAGCACCTTTTTCCGGTAAAGGACTTCTAGGTTCTCGTCCTGCACCTATTTATGAGATCAATCCTGCATCTACTGGTGCTGGATATCTTTCTAAAGAGCTCATCAATAAGATGATCGTAGGCTTTAAGAGAATCGGCCGTACATTGACCGATCTTTATGTATCTCCAGAAGATGCAGCTGATATTCGTGAATGGACCGATACAGATATCGATCCAGTAACCAGACGTGAAATCTTCCAGGCCTCTGGCATGGGTTCCATTTGGAACGTTAGACTTCATGAAATTCAGCACCTCGGTGCTACTGGTCTTTACAATATCAATGGCTCCACTTCTGCATATGGTAAATTCTTGGCCGATTCTGGTACAGAAGCCTATAACTCATATTCTCTTGACAATCCTAATGTTACAGCTGCTGATGGCACTGTAGCCACACTTGGCGAAACCCAGGTGTTCGGATTCGACATGGGTACAAACGACTCACTTGTTATGCCTATTAGAAAAGAGTATGAAGCTCATGATGATCCTACTCTGTTGAGAGTCCAAAAACAAGGTTTCTTTGGATGGCAGGAAATTGGTTTTGCCTGCCTCGACAGCAGAATGATGGGTATGGGTGTTATTGACAGAAGCCTGTAATATCTGAATAATGTACTGTGCCCCGCTTCGGCGGGGCACTAAAAAGAGGT